CATTATTTATATTTACTTCTTTATTTAAGTTATTAAACCATTTACCTTCTTTTTCTATAAACTCGTTTACATAACCTGTTTCATTATCAGTAATTACACTTTCAACATCCCAACCATCTTTACCAAAAAGATTATATATTTGTTGGTCATTATAAACAGTATCTGGTTGAAAAGGTATGTTGTCTACTAATTCAGAAACAAATTTATCTATTTTAGCTTGACTACCTTCATAATTTATAGTGTTGTAAGTTTTTATAAGAGATGGTTGATCATTTAACATTACATCTATAGTAGAAGGTGTAAAATGTATACTTTCATCTTGTATACTAGCTTTGTAAAAAGTATTTCTATCTTCTTGTTCGCTGTAGTGTATATATAAATCACCATCATGAAAAGTATAATAATCATTGGCCATACTTACAGCGTTTTGCATTTGTACAAAAGACTTAAAACTAACCCAACCTTTTACTTTTTCACTATACGTAATAACCTTAGGATCATATTTAATTGCACTACCTTCGCTTGTTTTTATAACCTCTTCTATTTCTAACTTAATATTATACTCATCGTTTCTATCATCATAACTACCTATTATTTTTCTGCTAGGTGGTACTAACTTAAGATTATCTCTAAACCAGTCCTTCATACCATATTCAGATATAGGTGTTAAACCATCTTTAGATAATCTAAGAACAGCACCTCTTACTTTATCTGTAAAATATACTCTGTAGTTTTCAGCGGCAAAAGACTCAGGGTTTGTAGATATTCCAAACTCACCAGAAAAAGGTATTGTTTGACCTAATACATTTTCAGTAGCTGTAACATTTGTGTTTCCATCAGCGTTAAATAAAGCGTCTTTTTGTGCTAGTATTCTTAATATTTTATCTTCACATAAAGTTACTAAATCTGAATCTCTAGTATATAACTTTTGAATACTACCATATATAGGATTTATATCTTTAGTTATCTTTTCTGCTTGTATAAATTGGTTTAAATTATTTGTACCTGAGTTTGAGTTGTATATACCAGAGTATATTAAACCATATTTTCTACGTTCTTCTTTATATTCCTGCTCTAAAGTTGTAGAAACTTTAACGCCATTTCTTATAAACGGTAAGTTAAAACTATCTCTAATTCTATTTGATTCAACACCGTTACCAAAACTAAAACAATTATACCAAGGAAGTTCAAAGTTAGCATTGTATAAGTGTTTTTCTACAGCGATAGTTGTACCGTTACTTGTTCCAGCACTTAACAGTTCTACACCAAAAGCTAAACCATCAGGTCTTTCCACTCTAAATATAGATGTGCCATTATTTATACTAGTAAGATAACTACCAGGGTTTTGTAACACTAATCTAGGGTTTATATTTTTTATATAACCTACAACTGTATTGTCATTTATAGTTTGACCAAAAGAATCTATTATTTTAGTACCTATTGGAAAAGCTTCTTCTATTGTATCTTTATCAAAAGCAAAAGGTATCGCTGCTGTAGCTTCATAATATATTTCTAGCTCTGTATTTTCTTTAGGTTCTGTTTCCCATACAGCTGGGTTTTCAGATATAACTTCTATTGGTTGTATTTCCTCTATAAACTGCATATCATAACCAACGTAACCAATTTTTCCTAGCGCTTGCTGGTTAACACCTACACTTGGTGTTAATTTTTTTGCAGTACTAATCGAAGTAAAATCATTTGAAGTAATATAATATCCGTTTTCGTTAATGTTAAAAGCACTGTTAGGACTTTGACCGTTCATACCAACTTGAACAAAATTATATAAACCTCCATTTTTAGGACAAGTACCATCTGATTCAGTGTCTGCACTATGCAGCCAAGCGTGATCATTTTCTTGCATTGGAAAATCATATCCACCAATAGTTATTTCGTAGTGTGTTGGATTTCCACTTGGCCCTTTTGGTGTTATTTTTCTTACAACATAAAAATCATTACCACCAGTGCATTCACCAGCATCTTTGTCTACGTAGCTAGCGCCAGATTGTGCTTTAATAGTACGCACGCCACCATCGGAACCACTGTCGTCTATTTTTTCAAAACTTTTTAGAGCCATACCTACGTGTAAAACAGGGTTTTTAACAGGATAATTAGTTCTGCCACTAGTTCCAGCATCTGGCTTTATAGTAGTGACGTATATTTTAACATCATTACCATCAGGCCCTGTTTGGCTACCAGATGTTGTTTGAGTAGTGCTACCCCCATTAATGTCACATATAACTAATCTTATATTTAAACCGTCAGAAGGACTATCTTGGCCTGCTTTTATTTCACCTTTAGCTGTTGGATTCCATTGTAACTTTGGCTCTATATCTATCATACGCCAGCTTTTAGTATGATTATGCCCAACCTGTGGAGACATAGTATCCATAAGCTCTCTTCCTTTATCAGAAAGAATTCGACCTGCACTAGTACTATGTCTTATAAAATTACGCTCAACTACCGTAGGACCTACTGTATATACAGTTTCTGTTGGGTCATTTAAAAACAAAAATCTATTTCCAGGTTTTAAATACTGGCACCATGATGATGTAGAAGCGTCATTATAATCAAGATTAGCAGGGGTACTACCGTTCCAACCACCAATGTTATAAAAATTATCAACTGGTCTTGGTTTGCCTTGATTAAATTTACTTTCAGAACCAGCAATACCACCAAAACTAATTTGCATGTTCCAAGAATTACTATATGTTTTTATTCCAAAAGGGCCCCAACCACCACCAGAAGTATCAGTAGCCATAGCTGAACCATTTGTTAAAATAGAACTAGATCCTGAGCCTTCATAGTCATTAAAAATTAAATCATTATTCCATCTTTTTCCTCTAACAGTACTATTATCAATAAACCAAACTTCTGCATCTCTTGAGATATCTAAATCTCTTTCAAAACGACCACGAATATGAACTGGCTCTCTATAACTATTTTCATCTAGTGCGTTTTTATTAGGAAATCGAGATCTAAGACCAACTGTTAACCAATCAAAATAATCATCGCTTATAGCTTCCCAACTTTGCGCATTATCTTTATCACTAGATGCGTTTACACCAGGTGCTAAAGTAGCTACTCTCCATATTCTTTTTTCAACATTATCATCTTCCCATTGGCTATCATATTTAGCAGGTAAATATCTTGTAAACCATAACGCAGGCGCGCACCATTTATTATTATGAAACCAGCCATAAGAATTAGTAGTTGGTTGGTTTTGACTTGTCCACTTAAGAAAAGCAAAACCATGAGTACCACCAAATTCATGAGACCAAAAAATTGTATCTTCATTAAATTGAGCTGGGAAGCCGTAATATATAGTAAAATCAGGATTCAGTTTTCCAATAGCTATTTTTTGACCTGAAAATTGTTGAAGATACCAAGAACCTACAGAGTCATGAACACCTTGATTACCAGATACTGTATGATCATTTGCAAAAGCGTATGGCCTAGTAGAACTAAAATCTTTTGTACCTTCTAAAGGATCCATACCTGCACCTGATAGTCTAGCTGGTGTAAACCAGTCATCCATATGTTTAGTAAATTTTTCTATGTATCCTTTTTGTAAGTAATATAAAGATCTAGAACCTAATATTCTATATTGAACATCACCAATTAATGTTTTTTGTATATTCTGCGTAAAAACTTCGTCTTTATATATTTTTACAAAAAACCTACCATCAAACTGTGGTAAGTTTTCTGGCTTATACTGATATATATTAACAAAAATTTCACTTTCAACTGTTGTAGAATTAAGACCTGTTGGGTCATCTGTTATAAAAGCAAAGTCTTCACCTAGTTGATTTTCTAATATTATATTATAAAAATCATTATCTTCATCAAGAGTTATACTTGATATTCTATATCTTTTAGAAACTTGAGAACCTGTAGAGTTTTCAAACTCTATCCAAAGCTCGCCTTCAGTATAAGTGTGAAGATCAGAAGCAGAAGTGTTGTCATATTCTGCATAATTTAACTGAAACTCTCTATCACCTAGTTTAGGTATAAGTGGATTATCAATATCATCAAGAGAACCTATTTCATTTTCTGTAAATATAGAAACACCAGCATTAGCAGTAGTATATCTGTTTCTTCTTCTTGAATATAATATTTTACTTGTTTTTATAAACTCAGGTGCTTCAGCTTCAATAGCTAAAATTTTATATCTAGCTTTTTCAGTAACAAGTTCATCGCTATCAGAACCTTTTTTAAGTATTAAAAACGTATCAATATCTACCTTGTTTCTATCAGAAGAAGCAAAAGCTAACCATATATTACCATCTTCAGCATCGTACCATCTATCCATTGCTAAGTTGTAGTACTCATTAGAAGTTTCTTTTACAAAAAACTTCATATAAGTCATATCTACAGGCATATGTGTTTCAGCTAAACCTCTAAGACCAGCTTTCATTATATTAGCATCAGCAGCGTTTTCTTTTCCTAATCTCAATGTACCTGTTGGATTAGATATAACAGGTGTTTCTCTTCCATATTTATCTATAAACACAACACCAAGTTGATATTCTCTTAACGTTTTGCATGATCTAGCTGATCCTGTAGCTGAAACACCTTGTGGATCTTGGTGTAAAAAACTAAATTTAAAATCAGCAAAATACTTGTTTCTTTTACCGCTCGCATCAGGAGCTGTTAATAAATTATAGTTTTGAACGTAGTTACCATATACAACTCTATTACCAACAATATCTTGTGCTAAAGCTTTTCTTGGCACGTTATCCCACGGTCTTAAAAGCTGATTAGCTGGTAATATATTGTTAACAGTTTCTTTTGTTATCTCATATCTTTCACCTACATTAAGTAATCTATTCCACTCATTTTCACTAGCGTTAGCTGTTGGTGGATGATCGTCAGGACGTAACGTGTCTACAACATAAACAGCAGGTGATGGTTCGTCTTTAAACAAAATATCTACAGCAACTATATCTTCTGGCATCTCATCATAAATAAAATCATATAGTTCTACACTTCTAAGAAAATTAGTCATACCTATATTATAACCTTTTCTTGGGTGGTAATCAAAAGAACCTGGAGTAAAAGCTACTTGTGTAAAAGGAGCAAACGGCGTGTATTCACCGTCTTCATATTTATATCTATAAGAAAATCTAGGAAATTTAAATTCAAAAAGTTTATCTTCTTCTTCAAAAAGATCAACAGCGTATTGTAGTATTCCGCTTGAATTAATAGGAAGTGGTGGAAAACCTGTTACTGAGGTAAATTCTATTTTTATAGAGTTAGTAGAGCCAAAAGCAGCTACAATTTTACCTTTTAAATCATAATCAGTTATAGGTAAACCGGGTGGATTATCTGGACTATCAAATGCTTTTAAAACAACTTCTTTATTAACATAGTTTGAAAGACTGTCTCCCCAACCGTTTAGATTATTAATATTACCAGTAGGAATAAAATTACCATTAACACCTACAATACCTCTTAGTTCCATTGTAAATACGTTGTTATCAGGTAAGTCTACAGCACTAAAATTAAAAACACCATTGTTTATTTGTGTTTGAGTTACATTAAAAGAAGAAGTGTTTTGAAAATTATTTTCTGTTGAAATTTCTACAACAGCAGTGTAACTCATATCAACACCTGTAATTGGATGTACTGGATCTCTATAACTATTAAGTTTTATAGCTAAAGGTTTTACAGGTGCTTTTTTAATTACTATAATATGTTTTTCTTCTAACTTAGGTAAATTAATTATAGCTGGATATCCAGGTAAACCTACTTTAATACCGGCAGCTTCGTTAATTAGTTTTGTTTGTATACCACCATCAGGATCAGTACCTTCAATACATCTTTGTATATTTATTTTTTTAGGTTCATTTATATTGTCTGTCCATAGAAGCATACCATCAACTACGTTTACACCTGTTATCAAAGTGTTTACATCAAATTTTAAAACATCTTTGTCATTGTCTACAAAAACTAACCTAGGGCTTGCAGCACCTCTTACATAAGAACATATAACATCTCTTGCTGGTGTCCATACTAACCAATACAAGGTATCAAGCTTTTCATCAGCTGTAGCACCTACAACAACACAATCACTACCAAACTCAAAAGCACCTGTTTTTGTTGATACTGATATTCTAGTATTACCTAATATATTTTGTGCAGTTGCAACATCAGAACCTTCTGACGTAGCGACTTGTATATTCATTGCGTCTCTATATTCACCATTAGGAACAAGTCTTTCATCAAGATCTTTGTTCATTTTACCTTTAGTGAACTGCTTCTTCATTTCTGGCATATGCTAGTGTTTTATCCACTTAGACTTACCTCTAAGTACTTGAGTTAATTCTTGTAATTTTAAATTTGATAATCTTAGTTTTGCAGTTCTAACAGCTGCAAACTTTTCTTTTCTAAGTCTTTGAACAATATACTCCGGTGTGTTAACTCTACCAGATGCTATTGTGTATGCTAACCATTTGTACATTGCCTCTTCAGCAAGTTTAGGTACTTGCATTTCATCTTCAGTTCCTAAACTATCACTTATATAATCTAATACAATAGTTTTACCGCTTAAGTTAGAACTAAAGTGTACTAAACCTCTAGCATTGTCAATATAAAAACTACCGTTTATTTGTGATTGAAAAGGCTCTAATCCATATCTATTACCTATATTAGAGGCATATATTTCGTCATCATAATCAAAGTCATGTCTAGTATTTTCTGCTGGTCTTGTGTTTTTAAAGTTATTCCAAGTAACAGTATCTTTGTTTGGATCAACAAACATTATTTCTCCTGCTGTTACAGCTGTGTTATCGTTTATATTATTAGAAGCTATAATAGTTGTTCCGTCAATATTTACCACAGTAGTGCCAACTTCAAAAACTTCATTGTAAATTAACATACCAACTTCTATGCTTGCTATATCTGCAGCTGCATTAGCTGTAATTACGTTTGCTACAGCTGTACCACCCCAAGCCAAGTTTTCTACTATATGTGATGAATTTTGTGGCTTTATTAAAGAACCGTTAACATTTTCAAAAGTTAAAGTTGCGTTAGTTAAGTTTTCATCTGGTAAAACAGCAACACCGTTAGTATCTTCAATAGTTATAGTTGTAATACTACTAGCATTAGAAATAGCACTAACAAAAGTATTATTTGGAATATATGGTCCTTTTACTAGCATACCAATAACAATATCTTTATATTCTTTGTCTAATACTATATTGCTACTAGCTTCGCTTAAAGTACCAACAGCTTGTAGTATAAAATCACCGTTAGTGTCTTGCAGTGGTGCTTCAACAGGGTTTTGTGTATGTTTAGTGGGATATATAGGCATTTTAATACCAGCTGAATCAACGCTAAAAACGTTAGTATAGTTTACATAATCTTGTGGTAACTTCATTTGCAAACTAGGTGGTAGCTCTATTTCTTGTGATTTAAAAGATTTTAATGTGTCAAACGATAATTCTGCTAGAGCTCTTTGAGCGTGAAAAACAACATCTAGTCTTTTAGCTTTTGATATTATTTTGTCTTCACCAACATAAATCAACATAAATTGATTTATAATGTCAGACAAAGAAACAAACTGGTAATTACCAAAATCGTTTCCATTGTAATAAGCTTGTGCTGATTGATTTAGTAATGCCATTTATTTATTTTTTTTCTTGTTGTATTTGAGTTTGTTCTAGTGTTTGTCCTACTTGTACTATTTCTGCTGCTTTTAAATTAATACCAGAAAGCTTTAATATTCTATAAACTAATTCAGTTTCTTCTGATGAATGTAATTCAAAGTCTACAGCTATGTTATCATTATATAACGCTTTATCATTAACAACTATATAAGCCCATTGAACTTGTGGTGGCCGCATAATATAATTAATTGACATATTTAAATTGTTTGCTGGAGTAGCAAACACAGGATCATTGTTAGCATCAATACCTGTAACAATAGCTATACCTTGACCTCTTAGCGTTGCTATAGGTCTAGTTGCAGTAGGTTTTGTAAGTGGAAGTCTTAATGCAGATTCAAAGTCTTTAGGTTTTAGCATACTAACTTGATTTCCGTTAATAAAAATAGTACCTATTTTATATATTTGATCCCAAGGAACTTGTAGTAAATTGTTTATAACAGGCATATTTGTTAACATCCAAGCATTATCTTGATTTATTTCAAACTCACCTATTTTTTCATACAATGTATTTAAGTTATCTGAATATTCTTCTGCATTACCAGGAAATCTGTTTTGATTTTTTATATCATAAAAATATTGTTCAAATATTTCCATTTGAGCTTGATTAGCTAATAAGTTAAACTCTTGAGGTGTTATATATCCTCTTTGCTCTTTATTAGCTAAAGTTAATACTCTTTGATATACTGTATCTATACGTACTGGCATAATTTATTTTTATTTGTAGTTACGATCGCCCCGTAGGGCGACCGCTCTACAGTTTGATTAGTTTAATCTTTTTTCTATATTTGTGTATATCTCCATACCTTCATCGGTTTTAAACCAATGTGCTAAAGCAGTATATGGGTGTTCATCAAACGGTATTGTCATAACTTTTCTACCATTACTACCCCACATAAAATATCTTTGATCTTGTGATAATCTTAATATACCACTTTCAACAGCTTTAATACCAAAATTTCTTAGCATTACGTTTTCATCATCCGCTAGTTCTAAGAACAGTTTAGGGTTGTTACGTGCAAATACTAATAAATCTCTTCTAAGCTCCTTAGAACTCAACTTAGATACGTCAGAACCTTTCTCTACACGCATAATAGCTTCAGCCATATCAATATCAATTTGTCTAGCTGCTGTTAAAGCATCTACTTGTATATTTAAAATATCTATTTCTTCAGCTGCTATAGCTGCAGGTTTAAATTCATAATACACTTTATCTTTGTGTGGGTGATATATGCTTAGTAGTTTTTGTAAAACTGTTTTTTCTTTTGGCACAACCATACTGCCATCTCTAAAAATAATGTGTTCTAAACGTTGATCACCTTTCATTTCGTCAACAAAGCTAGTTGATTGATTTGAACAATATTTCAACTCTCTTTCGTATCCTTTTTCTTTATCAAACCAGTATATATTTGAGCTTCTTAAACTATAAGATAAAGGCTTTTTACCACCTCTTAAAAAATAAACTCTATCTTTTATTTCCCACTCATTTTTTGGTTTAACTCTTTCTCTTGGTTGTTCAACAACCGCTACAGTTTCTTCAACTGCTTTTACTTGAGGTTCTTCAACCTCTATTTTTTTCTTTGCCATAATATAATATATAATAAAATTAATAAAATAAAAGGCCGAGGCCGAAGCCCCGGTCTTTTAAAAATAGTTTACTTCATTAACATAAAGTTGTTTGCACCTTGTACAACTAAACATCTTTCAGTTAACATGTGTATTTGCATCGCATCTAAAGCAGATGTAGCAGCACCAACAGAACCAGTAACCCAAGTCTTCATTCTTCGGTCATCAGTTTGTGAAGCTCTAAATCTTACGTGTAAGAAAGGACGCTTAAGGTTTTTACCTAACATTTGGTCATAAACTGTTGATGTACCAGCAGGTATAACAACACCTCTAATAGCGTTAGTAGCGTTAGCATCATTAATACTTCCTCTAGTAGCTTTGTCATTTAAGTATCTAAAGTCAGACTTGTAGAAATCATAAGAACCTCTTCGGAAACCAGAGAAACCTAAATTAAGTGCCATATCTTCAGAGTTATCAAACACTCCGTAAGAAGTACCACCAGCTCCATAAGAGTTCATTGAAGCTAACATATCATCAAACGCTAAACTAGTAGATCTGTTTAAGAATAACATGTTTTCTTCAATAGCACCTTGCTTATCAAACTCAGCAAGTATTGCATCAAACTCAGCTAAATCAGTAGCAGCATTAACACCAGTAACACCAGTAGTTATATTACCTCTATCTTCAATAGCAGCAAATAAACCTTCAGTACCAACAGTATCAGCACCAGTAGTACCAGTAGAACCAAGTAAAGCAGATCCATCAATTGTAGATGCAGCAGCGTTTAATTCACTTTCTAACATTGCCATTTCAATGTAGTCAGTAAAACGTGCTCTTGTGTCAGCTTCAGCTTTTAAGTACCATAAGTAACCTGATTGTCCAGACTCAGAAGCTACTTCAACCCAACCAATTCTAGCTGTATCAGAACCTGATACTTCGTAGTAGTCTTTCATAATAATTGGCTTGTTTGAAAAGCTTTTAAATCTTGGCTCAATAGCACCTCTAGTATCAGTAGATGAACCATCACCAGCAGTTAAGTAGCTCATACCTTTACCATATTCAGAACCATAAACTAATATAGTTGTATCTTCAGTTCCACCAGTAGTTGATAAACCAGCAGTGTTTAATGACTCATGAGAATAAGGTTGTACGTCAATAACTGTGTTACCAACAGCTTCAACAATACATCTAACAACTCCTTCAGAGTTTGCTACAAGAATAGTATCATTAACACGGATAGGTAATTTACCAGAAACGACACCTAAACCATCAATGTCTTTTTCTAATTCAATTTGCCCACCAGATGCAGTACCACCAGCGTTTGACTCGATGTGACCTTTAAATGAAAGGTGTAGTCTACCTTGCTCAGACCAAATAACTTGATCAGCAGTCATAGACTCTTCAGCCCCAACTTGTGATAAGAAACCTGAAATAGTTCTCGGTCCGAAAACTTCAGCTTCTTTCTCCATTAGGTCTGGTAAATATTGTTGCCCCCAGTTTATACCAGAAGCAGTAAAATCAATGTAGTTCGTAGATAGTGCTTGCTGCTGTGGAGCAGGTACACTATTTAAGTTACCACCAGGATTTGAAATTGCCATAATTTTTAAATTTTAAATTGTTATTGTTTTCTTTTAATTTTAAACTTAAAACCAGAATCATCATTATTAAGTGCTCTAACTTTGTAACCACTAGTATTGACATTTTCATTATGAGCTTGCCTCGGATCCATACTTACATTTTTAGATTTAGCAATACTTTCTTTTAATGCATCAGCTTTGCCTTGCTCATAAAAATGATTTGCAATTTGATCCGCGTTCATAGCGGTAAAAAGTCCTTTATGATAACCTGCAGCGTCTTCCATTGTATTATCCTTGTTCAAAAACCTTTTGACAAAGTTATTAATGTCGCTTTGAGTTTCTTTTACTTTGTTAGCGTCTTTGACGTTAAATCTAAACCTTTTATCTCCAACATTATATTCAAAACCTTTGAACTCATTGTTAAAAACATTTTCAGTTTTATTTTTAAAAATGTCAACAGACTCTTTATAAGACTCCGATTGTTCGTTGTATTTGTTGAAGAAATTAATAGCTTCTTGCTGCTCAGTAGTAAGCTTTGATCCGCTTTTAATATCTTCATAGTATTTGGATTTTACACTTTCCAAGTGTTGCCTTGCAGAAGCAACTTGCTCCTTCATAGCTAATTTTTTTCTTTTTATTTCTTTTTCTGTGTGCTCTTCTTGATCATAAGCAAAAGTATCTTCCATCACAAAATCAATTTCTTCGTCTGATAAATGTGGTTTTGTAGATTTATAATACTCTTTTAATAACGTGTGATTATCTAATTTTGAATAATCTTGATTTAAAGCTACATAATCGTTTATATCGCCACCAGTTTCTTGCATGAAACCAACTAGTTTTTGTATGTTTTCAGGAAGCTCTACACCTTGTTCTTCAGATTTAGTTACAGCTTCTATAACTTCTTTTTCAACTTCTTTAACCTGCTCTTCAACTTTATCTGTTGTTATTTCCTCAACAACGGGTGTTTCTTCATTTTGAACGGAGCCACTTTCTCCGGCAGGTTCTTCATTTGTTGTTTTGATGTTTTCTTCCTGTACCTCTCCGCTAACTTCGGGTTTGTCTTGTACAGGAACCTCATTTGTGCTTTGCTCCGAAACGGCATCTTCTTCTTTTTTTATTGGTTTGTCTAAGTTAACTTTATGTACAACAGCTTCGCTTAAATCTTCAGCTGGTTGTTTCATTTTAGCTTTTACCTTTGTAACGTTACCTTTAGTCTCGCTATTATCAGGTTGTTTTTCTTTTTTTGCTTTTACTTTTATTTTACCAGTTTCGTTATCCGCTACTGGCTTTTCTTTTTCTGCCATAATATAATATAATAATAGTTAATAATTTTTATCTAGGACCAAATTGTGATAAGTCAATACCACCCATTATATCATTACCTGATGATTCAAAGTTTTTAGGTGGTTTTCCTGTTTTTCTTTGGTCTATAAGCTCACTTTGTTGTGTGGCTTGTATTTTTGTTCTTTCGTCTTTTCTGTCTTCTTTTTCTGTTTCAACAGATTTTTTACCTTGTACTTCTAATCCTTTTAACTGCATGTTAAACTGAAACTCTGTTTGCATTAATAGTTTTTTAACTTCAGCTTCTTGATATAGTTTTTCTATTTCAAGTTGATTTTGAGCGGTAGCTATTTGTATTGCTGTATTAGCAGCTGCTTGTTGTTTTTGCTCCTCAAACTGTGCTGATGCTTGTTGCTGCTGTATATTAGCATTTGCTTGGGCTTGCATGTTTTCTTGTTGTATCTTTTGATCACGATCTATTTTCTTTTTTCTTCTAATCTTTAACAACTGATTAGCAAGTTTAATATTTTTAATTTCTCTAAGATCAATAGCATCTTCAAGCTCTATGTTTTGTTGTGCTAAAGCAGCTTGTATGTTATTTTCAAGCATAGCTTTTTCTTCTTCGTCTGGTTGTAACTGTATAAATATACCAAAGTCATATAAATGAAGTTGTGACATTTCAGTTAATGTAGCAACATTATGCGCGCCTATTTGCTGTATAAACGCTTTTTTAGTTGGTGCATATTCTATAATATCAGATATTCTAAGTGATAAACACTCACAAACCTGTTGTGTTAAAAATAAACCTCCTTGTAATATATGTCTAGTCGCTGTGTTGCTATTAGCGGCAGCAAGCTTTTGTACACCAACTAAAGCTTTAGGATCTGGATTAGCAGCATCTCTAGCTTCGTTTAAACCGGTTACGTCTCTAATCATTTGTAAGTAATAATTATAATTACCTATAAGTGACTGTAATTTAGCTCCTCCGCTACCTGATTGTATTTCTTGTATTGGTATTTTACCAGGATTCATATCACCTTCAGAAGTAAAACTTCTTCCAATAATACTACCTGTTTGGAAGAACATGTTTAACGCCTCTTGTGGGTTATAGTTAGTACCATTACCTAAGTCTATTTCAGCAAGACCGTCAGCATCTAAATAAACACCATCAGGTGTCATACGAGACATAACTTGTTGTAGTTTTAAATGTGTTAGTTGTATCATATCAGCAAAACCAGTAATACGTTTTACTAATGAATCAATACGGCCTTCATACATACGAGGAGCTACAATAGCATAGTTCATTTTAACTTTAGTAAAATCACTTTTTGGTCTTACCATATTTTTTGCCATTTGCCACTTTAATAACTTTTTAGTACCTAGTATTAAAGCACCTTCGTATAAAGTCTCCATTTTTCTAGACTCTTTACTAAAGTTTTCATTATCTTCTGGATTAAACGAATCATCTTTTTCTATAGCTTTTTCAGCTCCAGTAGCTGTTTCTTTAATTTTATAAACTTCACTCATGTAAGTTTTGTAATTAAAGTAAAGTACATCTATTTTGTTTTTATCGTGATCGTTTTCTCTATATCTATTGTTTTCATATTTATTATAACCAGATCTACCTTTATCAACTATTTCTTGTAAATCTTCTTGTGTTAATTGTGGAAACTCTTTTATTAACTCGTTTATAGGTATTGTTTTAACTTCTCCAACATAATATATATCTTCAAAATAAGGATCTTCAGTATGTGAGTATATTAAATTAGCTGGATCAACATAATCAACAGTAACACCTTCTGATGTATTAAAATTAGTTTTTGTAGCACCTATACCTAAAACAGTTAGATCATAATAAAACCTCTTTTTTATAAGCTCATATCTATTACCTTCTAATAATGTATTTAAAGCTTGTTCTTCTGCTATTTCAACAGCTTGCTTATAATTAAGCTGCATATGTAAATCTAACTCTTCTTGTGAATCAGGTAGCATTGAAGGGTCTGTTTCAAATAAATCTAAACCAAACTCTGATTTAACCATTTCTTTTAGGCTTTTGGTTCTCATATCAGACATTATCTGATTCATATATTCAGTACGTTTACTAACACCAAAAGGATCTTGTGAATAAGCTTTTATATCATATGTTCGTTCGGCAATACCATTTACAACTATGTCTACAAACTTAGATACAATAGGTACTGGTTTCCAGTCTAAATTTAAATAACTTAAATCCCCGTTTATAGATAATTCATCTTTATATTTTTGTATTGACTGCTCTCCTCTAGCGTATAATCTTAGCTGATGAAAATTATTTCTGTTGTTGTCATACCTGCTAGTTTGATTATCTTTATCAAACCACTCACCTTGTATGGCTTCTGCAACTTTAAGCCCATACTCATAGCTTATTTTTTCAGCATCACTAACAATTTGACTTGGAAAATTATACCTCATATTATTCTTTAATTATTTTAGACATATTACCTTTGTTAGAATACTTAGCAATATGTATATTTAATTTTGGTTTTTCTATTTTAGCATTTGGCGCATATAAATGTCTATTATTAGCCATAATAGCTAAACCACTACTTATAGTTGCATCATGCTTTGTTCTTTTGTTTATATCAAATCTACCCCAATCATTTAGTAATTCATTAAAATATAAACTACCAAAACTACCATCTTGCTTCATACCTACATGATCTTGTATATACATTTCAATAGCAGCCGCATGAGCTTGTTTTATATCTTCACTTGAGTTTGGTATACCACCTATTTCTTTTTCAGCTGTAGAAAGCTTGTTCCAAATTTTATCTGGTCTATTCATACTAAAACCTCTATAACCTCTACGCCTTAAATAATATAATAATCTTGGTTTGTTGTTCTCTGCAAGTATTGGCATGCCATAAAAAACTAATGACATCAATACATCTTCAAAGAATATTTCAGCCGTAGGCGGTCTTGATAAGTATTCTAAAAAAAAGCTGTTCGCAGGAGCGTCCTCCATACTAAACTTGGTTAAGCCGTGTAATGCTCCTTTAGATCCTATACCATCTACGGTTCCTGATATATCATAAGAGTCGCAACCAAACGCTCCCATGTGTTCATTACCAGGATATTTTATACCGTTTTTAAGTATTACTTTGTTTTGTAAATGTTGAGGTGGTACCCAACTAACTTTAAATCTACCTTTTGGATCTGGGTAAAATATAACTTGTGTATCTTTAACACCGTTAACCCATTGAAAGTTACCAGTTGTAACTCCAAGAGATCTACCCATCTCTTCATTATAATCTATTTGTTCGTATATTTTTATTAAATTAAATATACTATTTTTTGTTTCATCTCTAAACGCGTGCTCTTCAGTTCTTGGAAACTGACGATAAAACTCGTTTAACGCGTCTTGATCGTTTTTTAAACCTTCTGCTTCGTTTTGCCAATGATCAATTACGCCTATATCTATTAGTTCACCATCTGGGGCAAGCATATCGACGTCAGGAGTAGTGAATACTGGAACTCCGTACTCATCAATAAATCCTTCGTAGTTCCATTCCATTGGGATAAACAAAGAATATAAACCAGATTTTGTTTGACCATTTCTATTTCTCTTAGTGACATCTGATGCATAATATAGTTTTTTAAAATTATCACCTCCTTTATCTAGTGCATTGCTAGTACTACCCATCATACACTTACCTATAATTCTACTACCTAAACGTAAACATGTTTTTGTTACTCTCCAGTTATTTAATATATTATCTGGTCTTTCCCATTTACCACTTTCATCGTGTACTAATAAAGCTAGCTTTTCACCATCATAACTATTATCACCAGTGTTCTTCCAGTCTATAGTAGTATCTAAGCCTTCTAGTTCTTCAACCTTTTCGTTTGCTGTTATCTTTTTTCTAGTAAACTTACTAGCCGGTACTCTATATGCAAGCTCTGATTTTGGCCTGTCCATACCGTCTTGTATTGGTTTAAAAAAGAAAGGATAATTTACTGATATTGGTACAACTTTATCTGTAAACATTTTTTTAGCATCAGCACCTGTTTTAGAAAGTATACCATATCTACTATCACTTGATATTGTAGCTAAATTAACTGTTTCTGCAGATGACATGAACGAAAACCCTGATCTTCTGTTCTTTAGGTAACACATGCCATAACATCTTTTATCTGCTTTGCAAGCTTCCCAAAATATATAAAACAACCTATTAGCTTCTCTAAAGTCAGGTGCACCCACATCAATTTTACTCCATTGTAAATACATATAATGCGTACCTGTTATATATGTAGGTTTGTTGTTATTAATAAACCAAAAGCCTTCTTCTCTACGTTTAAACTCTTCGTCTATATAATCATACCATTTTTCTTTTTGGTCTTCAGGGTGTGATCTCCAGTCAAATATATTTTTTAATTTACTTAACTCTTTTGGGTATTCTATTTTTTGCCACTTATTTACTTCGTTTTTGTACACGTGCACTGGCAGCATTGGCAAAGCAATGCGCAAACCTTGGATCTCAAGTATATCCCCAATTTTACCAGTTTTTGATATAACCACGACATCATGTTCTTTATTGTATCCATATTTCCATTTTTTAGATTTGTTAAGCCTTTTAATAGTTGTTAACTTAATAGGCTGTATTATTTTAACTAAGTTCTGTTCGTATATCATTTTGATCTTCCTTCTGCAAAACCTCTAAATACAGTTTTTTTTGTTTCCTCAGGTGTTTTACCATCAAGTAAGTTTTGCTCTTCTTGTATTCTGTTTAATATTTCAAAAGCATCAAATATAGCTAGCTTTTTAGTAGCAGCAGCATTTTTTAATCTATCAGCACTAACATCATCTTCTGTGTTTGTAATAATTTTTTCTTCAGCTACTTTGATTAATTCATCAACAGCTTTTCGCCCAGCTTGGATTATACTCTTCTTCGTCTCCTTGATATTCATATTTAATTGTAATAAAATTTGATAAAACTCTATATAGTCTTTCACCGTCGACTATAAACTCATATTCACTGTTAGGTCTAAAACCTATTAAGTCATTAACTTCTACCGTGCCATCAGAATATTTAACAATACCTTGAAGTGGTTTTTCAGACTCAATATTAAATTTGTTTGTTGATTTTATAGGTTTTACAAAACAATAACCTTTTGGTGCTAACCACTTTTTGTTTCTTTTATATAAAAATATTTGATCGCGATTTACAAAATAAATATTTTCATTAAAATAACTTTTACTGTTTTTTTCTATACCTTTTACATTATACCATCTACGAAAAACATTATGATGTAATATAACAGTATCTCCAGCTTGTATTTCTGTATGTCCCGCTATTGGAGTTGACACAACAATTGCTTCTCTGTTTATGTATTGATGATTAGATATTTCTGTGTTAATTATAAGTTCTGAATCACCAACTTTTTTAGTATTGTTATATCTGTTTCCTTTTGGCGTTACAACAAAGTTGTGAACGCTTTTCATTAGTATTCTAAATTATACTCTACAGATACCGCCATGTTTTTATTAAAGTCTTTCCAAGGCAATACGTTTTTGTTTTTTTTAATATAAACAGAGTACTTATCTTGTTCTTCTATAATATCCGAAATAGTATGTCCACCGTAAACCTCTTGACCAACAGCGTAGTGCATAGCGTCGTTTTTATAGTCTTTACCTATACTAATTTTTCTTATTAACTTCGCCATTGTCTTGATAATTTATAGTACCATCTTGTATATTAATATCATAAGTACCGTATTCTTTTTCAAACTCATTTTGCATTACAGCTATTGAATCTCTTAATCTAGCTACTTTATGCATTAAATCATGCTTTTGTAACTCAGCAGCGCCTAAGTCTAATTGAGTTCTATTTATTGTGTTTACAGTTTCTTGTAATTTTTTTAACTGTTCGTCAGTAATTTTCTCTGGTTTAAGATCCAGAACTTTTTCTTTTTTTGCCATTTTATTTAATTTAAATTAATTGTTTGTTTTTACTTTGAAAAATGTAATATAATTCTTATAGGATTTATATTGTAAATAAGCTTATCATTTACACCAGCGTTTGCTAGATTTGCCGTCATAACTATATCGTCAGAATCTAAACTAGCTATTGTACCCATAAGTCTATCATCTTCGTCATGAACAACGTCTCCAGCTACAAAACCTAAAGTAGCATCTACATCAGCTACATCTAAATTTGCTTGACCTGTTCCAGGTGTACCATCTACAGTAACTCCTGATCTAAAATCTAAAGCTCCAGCAGCAATACCAGCTACATAAAACTTGTCAACACCTTTTGTTGAACCTGAGTTTGGATTTGGTTCTAAAACAGTTTCACAAGTTGATACTAATGATTGGTACAAAGTTCTAGTACCAAAAACATCGTTAGAACTAAAAGGCATTGCACCTATTATATCTGTTGATGCAAAGTTAGTTATTTCTGCATTTACAGTACCAAGCGAAGTTGGCGTTGCATCAGGCACAGGACCTTTAGCAAATAACAAGTCTAAACCAGCAGGTTGAACTGTTTGACTAGCGTCGTTTTTAGCTCTTAATATAACTGTAGCACCAAGAACTTTTGCTGTACCTTTAGGTATTTCAAAACCTTGCCAGTCAAAAACAATATCTCCATCTACAAAAGCAGCGTTTTGTTTTGATGCAGCTATAATCGGTGATAATACTGATGAATTAAAAAATTTTGATTTCATAATTTATTTTTTTACTTTTTCTAGTGATCTACCACCGAAGTAAGCACCAATCAC